AATTTGGATTGGCAAATGGAAGATCGTCTGGTCCAGATGAATACTCATCAGCACGACTACACATTTTAACTTCATATAATAATGTAAATCATATTATTGATTTTAAAAATATTTTTCCAGTGTCATTATCTGGAGTTCAATTTGATGCTACCGTAGGAGATATTGAGTATCTACTTGCAGACGTAACGTTTAAGTATGAGTCATATAATATTATTCCTATTTCAAGACCAAACAGTACTCCAACAACATTACCACTAGCAGTATCTTTAACTAGTGATGTAACAAGTACATTAGATCCCAATGAACCATTTACATTAACCTACACTTCATCAGGTGCTAAAACATTAGTAATAAATAATGGAGTAGGAGTTGTAGATTTAACTGCCGGTTCAGTATCTTTAAATGCTTCTACTGCTTTAGCATATGCAACTGCTTCAAATCAAACTGAACTAGGTGTTACATATACAATTAGCGCAACATCAGAATCTGGAACTGTCGTTACATCAAGTGTTACATTTCAACTAAAGCAACCAATTACTAGTGCAAATAGAATTTGTATTGCTGTATGTGATGAAAACTTAGGTTCTCAATCTTTTGCAGGAATGGAAAGTAAGTGGGCACAGTTTAGAACTAGTTGGCCAGAAAGAACTTTCTATCTACTACAACCCAATCTAAGTAATAGTACTAGTGCTCCAATCCGTGCAGACAGTATTAATACTCTGCATGTCCCACCAACCTTCTTAGAAGCAGCAGATCCAAGTACAATTGATATTTAAACTTATGGCAGTATTACAACCATTCCAAGTCGGTACAGGGTATGTTCCTTTTGTAACACATTATGCTCCAGTTTCTGGAGCAGCATATATTAATGATTGGTCATTTGGTGGAGGTGGAAATTACATTAGACCATGGACAAGTTTCTCGCAACGTATAAATGAAGCAACGTTTTCCATGGGTCCTTTTGGAATGCGATTAGGTGGTAATATTACAGGGCGAATTGTCATAAGCACTGAATCTGAAAGTTTGGGAGCCCTAGCATATTGCGATCAACCTTGGTATGAATTTGATGATGGTAATAGTGGGTATCCATCTAAAGCAGAATGGTGGGGAAGTGTTGTTAAAACTGTAATTCAAGCAAGAGATTTAAATACACCAGGTCATCCTTTAATTCACGTTGAAGTTGCTGCATTTGATCCAACAGATCCAAACGAAAGATATAATCCTCCTACTTGGTGGGATAATTTTTCTACAGTTGTAGGTGGATTTATTCCAAATAATTTGGGATGGTTAACTGGCAATCCATTTCCACAACCCCCAAATGATACACCAGGAACTCCTCCCGTATCAGATATGGCAGAATCAGTTGCTAACTGGGCAGCAAATATGATTTCTAATTCTAGTACCGATATTGCAAATGCATATCAATCCACAACAGGAGAAGCTTTAAATTCGGTTGTAGATTTTATTAAAAATGTAATGAATGGAATTGAAGCTGGACAGATGGGAGTTAATAATCATATTGATCATAATAGAACTCCTCCGGACAATGGAGATTTTAGTGGTATTCCTGGAGAGACAGCATTAAATCCAAGAGATTTAGTATTAAGAAATGGTTTACAGCAAGATTACGCCGCAAATTTAGGAGATGGATCTGGATTGACCAATTCTTTTGGTGATGTTACAACACCAAACGGTGTAGATTCTGGTAAGTTATCTATAGCAGTAGTTAATCAAGGATTAGATACAGCTAGAAATTGGTGGGGTGTTGCAAATCAAGGTAGAGGAACGACAGCATTTTATATTCATGGAAGAACCGTTTATAATGATGGAAACTCAGGAGGAAATCCTGCTGCTGCAACAAACCCAACAATTGATAATGATGGAAACTTAAGAGTTTATGATACGTATGAATTTCAAAATAGTGGTTTAGATTGGGTAGCTAATACTTTTGTAAGACCATTTAATGATTCGGCAGCTAATGAATTACAAGCTTGGTTTGATACATCTCCAGGATTTCATACCGCTCCATCATTGAGTGATGCAGGAGCAGTAAGAACTACAAATGAAGGAAATACTCCAGGAAATAGTAACATCAGTTCCTTACAAAATACATATACTGGAGTGGTAGTAACACCACATAATTTACAAAGCGGAAATCCAACTTTATATAACGAACTAAGAACCCACGGTTTTTATGACCACGTAGATCCATCACTACTACCATGACTTCAGTAACTCCTACCTCTCAAAATAGAGCAACATTTAAAAATCTTCTAAGAGAAAATAAAGATCTATTTTCTTCTCCACTTCTATATTCAAGATTTGGAGAGATTTCATCTATGCTTGATTCTCATCATAATAGTTTGACAGCATTAGATGAGATCAATGTAGTTCTTTTTGATTACAATGAAACTGTAGACATTTCTAATACTACTGATTTAATCTACCTACCTGCTCAGGAGAATGATGTTGTTAATTTACAGAATGGATCTACAACAAAAGAAGTTAAAGTTTTAAGCACTGGAGTTGAAGTTAACTCAACTAGTTATGGATTAGGATCTGCTTTTGTACTTGGTGATAGAAAGTTTACTGTTTATGGTTTAGGAGGAGCTTTACTAAACGGAGAAGATTCTTCAACATATACATTAACTTCAAGTACAACAGCAGTTAATGAAGGAGATACGATTACATTTACATTAACAACAACCAATGTGCCAGATGGTACTGTGGTTAATTATTCTGCATTTTTGGATGAAGTAGATGCAGCTGACTTTACTCCCAATGGTGCAGAGACGGGAAGTTTTACTGTTACCAATAACACAGGAACTTTCAATCTAACAATCAGTGAAGATTATTCACCTCAGGGACATGAAGGAACAGAAACCTTTATTGTTAATATTGAAGATCCAAGCGACAATACAGTACTTGCATCATCACCATCCATAACAATTACAGATAGTTCTTTTGCTACCTTCAGTGTTTCTGGAGCAGTTGCATCTGCTCCAATAACTAGTGGTATTATTACTAAATTATTACATCAATCTAATGGACAGGGATATAATGTTGGTGATCAAGTAACACTAGAAAAAAGTCACCTTGAACCTGGAACTCCTGGTACTGGTGCATTGATTGAAGTTACTGAAGTAGATGATGGTGCTACTGGTGGTGTTGGTGGAGTTACTAAATTTAAAATTATTAGTGGGGGTCAAGATTTTGAAGTAGGTGATACTAACAATTCTAATGATTATTGGAAAGCAGTTGGTCCTGCAACACACAGTGGTGAAAATTCTAAGACCTTCCGAGTTTGGGTAACCGAAGTTGCATCAGCAATTTCCGAGAATGATACTGTCACATATACAGTTGACACTACAAACGTTCCAGATGGTCAGATATTATATTGGAAAATTGTATCTGGTACTGGAGTTAATGTTTCTGCTAGTTCTGGTAACTTTACTATTAATAGCAACCAAGGAACATTTGATCTTACTTGCCCACAAGATTTAACTGATTCTACAACAACAGCATCTCAAGAAGGTGATAATGATGGAACTGAAGCTGTATATGGTAGTAATCTTGTCACGATAGAATTATATCCTGATGCAGCAAATCAGATAGTTGTAGCATCTATTTCAACTACAGTATTCAACACACCATTTACAATTACATTAACACCAGATGCTACGAGTGTTAATGAATCTTCTGCTACGCAAGATTCAACTGTAGTTCTTAACGTTCAAACTACAGGTATTCCAGATGGTCAAGTTTTATCTGCAAGGATTGCTGGCGGTTCCGAATTAACATTTGGTGGGACAGGAGCTGTATGGACCGACACATCTGGACCTCCTGGAATTGATGGTGGAGATTTCCCAAGTCAATCAGGATATTCTACAATTAATAGTGATTCGGGTGTTCTAACTGTTCCTATCAATAGAGATGGTAGAACAGAAGGAAATGAAACATTTAGAATTGAAATTATAAATTCGGGAGGAACTGTTGTTGCTACATCTCCAGACATTACAATTAATGATACCTCTTACATTGGTTTAAACAAAGACAATAAAACCTTTGGTCCAATTCATGTTGTTCGTGATGGCGGGAATGCAGAAAACGCTTCAGACTGGTATAATATATGTGGACTAGATTCCATTCCAAACAACTCTAAAGTTGCTATTTTTATTGATCAATCTGGAAGTATGACTATGAATACAATTAAGGCTTCCTATGATATACTAGCAGATAAACTTAATGAAAGAGGTATCTCTTTTATTACTGTTACAAACAGTTCGGAAGATTGGATTACACCATTTGATGTTGATTTAGATTAAACTATGAATTTTGAAACCCTTCGTAATAAATTTGAAAAACTAAGAGAAGACTGGGCAGAAGATTCTGCAGTTGACTTTCAGTTTAAGAACAAACAGTATACCACAGATCTGGGACAACTAGCATTATCTATCCCTTTCCAACATAATAAATACTTAAACCACTACACTGACATTCAGCAGATCAAAACCTCGCTAGAATTTGAGATCCGTAAACTGGTAAAAAATAAGCGTGAGTATTACTCAGGCGAAGCAGATGCTAAGACCTATGCTGCTAAACCATTCGGATCAAGCATTAAGACTTCAGAGAAAATGAGAACTTATCTTGAGGCAGATGAGGATATCATCAACCTTGAGGCAAAAATTAAATATCTAGACCAGATGCTTTACTGGATAGATCAAGTCATGCGTCAAATTTCCAATAGAGGTTTCCAGGTCAAGAGTGCAATTGAGTGGGAGAAATTCGTCAATGGACAATAATGAAATTTGGTAATCCTCTCGTTAAATTTAAATTAAATGACCACGATCTTTTAATAATTAAAAATGCAATCACAGAAGATAATCTTGAAGAAAGTGAAGCAAGTAATCAAGATTTAAGAAGTTGTAAAATTAAATGGATTGAAAATTCTAATCTAAGATCTTTATTATTAAGTCTTTGCCATCAAGCAAATGTAAATGCAGAATGGAATCTCCAAATTCTAGGAGGTGAAGGTATTCAATATACTCTTTACAACGAAGAAGATCATTATGATTGGCATGTTGATGCACAAGGATTTTTAAAATCTCAACAAATGGGTATGTGTTCAGACAGTCATATCAGAAAAATAAGTCTCACAATATTTTTAAGTGATCCTGAAGAATATGAAGGTGGTGAATTAGAACTAGAACTTTTTGGACCTTTAGCAAAAAAAAGAAGTGTAAAATTTAAAGAACCTAAAGGAACAGTTATATTTTTTCCATCTGATACTTGGCATAAAGTCAATCCAATAAAATCTGGAACTAGAAAATCTTTAGTTACTTGGTTTGGTGGTGGACCCTATGTCTAATTTAATTATTAAAAAGAAAAACGAAGTATATATTACTATCCATTCTGAAGAACCCCATGTGCATCAGGAGCTCTCAGATTACTTTTCTTTTGAAGTTCCTGAAGCAAAGTTCCTGAAGAAGAACCCCAGATACAAATACTGGGATGGAACCATTCGTCTGTACTCTCCTGGTACAGGCGACCTTTATGGTGGTCTGATGAAGCACCTGCAGGTCTGGGCAGATGAACGACAATATAAAGTTGAGTATGAAACTAATGACTGGTATGGAGAAGTCAGAGAAACTAATGACTTTGTTTCATACGCAGGCATTGAAACTTACATGAATAAAATTACACGATCTAATATTAAACCAAGAGTTTATCAATATCGTGCTGTTTACGAAGCAATTAAAAATAATAGAAAGTTACTTCTTTCTCCTACGGGCAGCGGAAAGAGTCTCATGATCTATTCCCTCGTCAGATACTATACTGCTACCAACAAGAAAACGCTCATCATCGTGCCTACTACTTCCCTGGTGGAACAGATGGTCAATGACTTTAATGACTACGGGTGGAATGCTGACGATCATGTGCATAAGATATATTCAGGCAAGGATAAAAATACAGACAAACCAATTATTATTTCCACTTGGCAATCCATCTACAAGTTTCCAAAAAGATACTTTGATGATATTGACTGTGTTATCGGTGATGAGGCACACCTATTTAAGTCAAAGTCCCTCACAGGAATCATGACCAAGTTACATAATGCAAAGTATAGGTTTGGTTTTACCGGCACCCTGGACGGCACCAAGACACACAAGTGGGTGTTAGAAGGATTGTTTGGTGATTGCGAACAAGTCACTAAAACAGATGATCTAATTAAGTCAGGTTATCTTAGCAAGTTTAGAATAAAAATTTTACTTTGTAAACATGCTCCGCAACATTTTGAATCATATCATGATGAAATGGACTACATTGTAGAGCATCGTGGTAGAAATAATCTAATTAAAAATTTAGTAAAAGATATTGAAGGGAACACTCTTGTGCTATTCAACTATATTGAGAAGCACGGTGAACCACTTTTAGAATTGATAAATAGTAACATAGACCCCGAACGAAAACTATTTTTTGTTCACGGTGGCACTGATGTTGAAGACAGAGAATCAGTTCGTCAGATTACAGAGACTGAGAACAACGCCGTAATCCTTGCTTCATACGGTACATTCTCTACAGGCATTAATATTAAAAGACTACACAATATTATTTTTGCATCCCCTAGTAAGTCGCGCATCCGCAACCTCCAGTCCATCGGACGTGTCCTCAGGAAAGGCGAAGGCAAAGACATTGCAACCTTATACGATATCGCTGATGACATTGGCGGTCAGAACTATACCCTTAGACATTTGAATGAGAGAGTCAACATTTATAATGATGAGAACTTTAAGTATGAGGTTATAAAAGTAAACCTTAGATCAAGTTAAATATGGAAGAAGAATTTTTAGCAACTATGAAGTTAATTACAGGTGAAGAAATAATTTCAAAAGTTTCTTATATGCCTGATGATGATAGTCTTGTACTAGAAAATCCTATGGAGGTAACTTTTGTTGATCAACAAAGAAATCATTTAAAAGTTAATGGATTTTCTTTAACAGAATGGATTCATTCAACTTTTGATCATATGTTTGTTTTACCTAAACAACATATTATAACCATGACACAAGTTGAAGATAAACGTATTGAAAAATTTTACTCTGATACAGTAGCAAGACATATTAATCAAGTTAGTTCATTTAAAGATTCATATGAACCTCATAAGTTTTCTCGTACAATGGGAAACCTAGGTTCTATTAAAGAAACTAAAAAATCTTTAGAAGATCTATTTAATAAAAGCTAAGAGCTACAACCCTTCTGAACTCTGACATAGTTATCCTACTCAGGTTATCAGGATTTGTCAAGCCTTGACAATATTCATAAGATGAACTAAACTAAGAGTATCCGAAAAGGAAAAGTTCTCATGAAAAAAAAGACAGAGTATTACGTCAACAATAAAGAATTTCTAGAGGCGGTCTCTGTCTACCGGAACAAAGTGATCGCAGCAAAAGAAAACGGTCAACCACGTCCTCGTGTTCCAAATTATATTGGTGAGTGTTTCCTTAAGATTGCTACACATC